ATGTAGATGTGTTGGTTTCCTAACAATCTCTTAAGAGTGTTGTTATAAAACTTTACATAACTCATCCAAACATATTCCCGAACATTCCGCTGTCTCCAAACTTACGATTTTCCAGTTTATCCAATAGATTTTCCGTGTGCTCTAAAGTATCAAGTGCGTGAATAATCTCAGCGATGTGCTTACATACAAAACTTTTTTCGTTCACAGAGGCATTTTTGAGAGCAGCACGAAGATGACTCTGTGCCTCAAGTAGTTCTTCTTTAACTTTGGGTGAAAGCATTTTAATCTCCAGGTAATAATGTTAATTTAGTTTAAGTAAAGTGTCGTAATCCTCCTCTGGAAGCATACAAAGAGCACAAGACGCAATCTCATAAATGTCTTCTTTTGTAAGACCATCAAGTGTCATAGCGGGACCATTACCAAAGGCAATAGAGAAACTATAACCATCTTCGGGGTGGCAGGACCCACAGGTTTGGATTTGTCTTTTACTCATTATCGTGATTTAATAAGGTCTTTTCAACTTTTCGCAGAAGAAAACTACCTACTTCTTGTTCTACCCATTCTACCTCATCTCCCGGAGAAAGATTTGCCGCTTCCAGTAGATCATCGGGAAATGTGATGAAGTATTCACCATTCACAGTATCTTCTTCTACTGGAAGTTGCCAACGAACTACCTTATCAAATGGATTTGGGCGAATATAGTCATTACGAGAATAGTCATAATAATGATTTGAATGCTTCTCATCTAATTCAGCATTATCACACATCGCATTCATTTCTTCATCTGTATATTGTGAAAGTGCTTCCATATCACTATGTCCCCAAGGACGCATATAATCATCCACCTCTTCTTGTTTGAGTTTGGTTACAGTTTCATCCCAAGCGTCCTTAAACTTTCGGTCGAACTCCTCAAGGTAATATTGTAGATACTCATCCACAGCGTACATAAGAGTTTCTGTTTTCTCACGATTTCCGGATTCTAGTGAGACAATCGCACTATCCAGAATCGCACGGGCACTACAGATTTTTGATGATACAGATTCTAGTTCATTCAGCGTTTTCCACACACGAGCATAATTAAGTGTCATTTTGATTTTTACTCTCTTGAATTGCTTGTCGTATTATAATCTGGATTTCTGCAGAAGTCAAGGAGTTCATCCATTTCCAATCAGGGTCCTCTTTATCCCATTCTGCCATATAGGAACCGTCTTTATTTTGTATAATTTTTAGTGAGTCATTCATCAGTCTCTTTTCTTGGGAGCATTACAAACATTACAATAATATGAGAATCCACTCTTAAAACCCTTAACTACCTGATAGTGGTCTTTATCGAGTGGTTTTTCTTCACCACAATTGGCACACACTCTAGTTTGGAGTGTCCCAATCTGATTTTTCTTGTTTACGGAGGCTCTTAAGTTCTCTGTAAAGTTCCTTGATTTGTTGATAAGCGTCTTCTGGCGAGATCTTATCTGCGATTTCAAGTCCGGCAATGAGACCGACTTTATCTCCAAAACGAGCCAGTGCCCGTTCAAAAATTGAAAGATCCTCATACATCTTGATTAACTCCACAATGTTCAGCAACAATATCTATGCGGGCATCGACAGCACGGATATTTTCCATTAGTTCATAAAGTACATTCGAGGTTTCAATATTTTCTTCTTCTAATCTTTTAATGTCCTCAAGAGCACCATAATATTTCTGTTCTAATGCCGCAAGGCGATCATAAACATTATCAATTGGGACTTGTTCGGCATATCCCCAGTTGTGTAACCATCCCATCATTTAATCACTCCAATTTCTTTCAAATAAAGATTGTATCTCATAAAACGCTGAACCGATGGTTTAATATCCAAACTCCTACAACACTCACAATAGGATAAAAACTCAAAGAATGGTGTTGTGGGGTCAAGTGCCGGATACTTTAGATCATAATAACCCATAATGCCACGAAAGTTAAGCATTTAGTTCTTCGGCAAGGGATAGAAGGTCATTTTTATCCAAAACAATCAAATCATTTTGTGCCGTATAAGACCTTATATTCTCTGCGGCAGTAAAAAGAATGGCGGCAACTAACTTTTCTTCTGTATCGGCACCATTATTGCGGTGTTCCCAGATGGCACTCATAAATGCCTGTGCTCTTTCGGTCATTTTTGGTATAGTTGGTAATCTTTTTTGGTGAAATTACTTCTGGTTATGTATTTTTGAGCGTTCATTAAAGAGTCAAAATAACAGGTTTTAATATCGGCAAGTTCTTTGCCTTCCCTATGAACGACGATGACGGGAAACCCCTCATACTTAAACTCCGGAACCACATCAAGTTTTTTCTTTGGCATTTTCCTTCAGGATTGTTCTGGTATTATAGCACGACTTTGGAGTTTCTGCTCGCAACCTTCACGGATTGCCCGAATAAAATCCTCCTCGGTCCAAGTACTCAACATATTTTCGATGGGGTCGTTTGGATCCCAAGTGATTTGAAATTCTTTTTCTGCGATTTGTTTGACATCAATCATTTATTTTTTCCCCCCATAACCATTTAGTTTCTCCTGTTGGATTTGGTTGTAGTTCATAATACTCTTCATCTTCTAATCGTCTATACACATAATGAGTTCCGTCCTCTCTTTCACAAATAAATTCGCACTTATGAGGAGAATACAATCGTGCCTCAATTATTTTGTCCTTTAGATTTAACATCGTATTTGATTATAATTTTCTTATGACTGGTATAATTGTCAGAGCACGAATAATGTTCTACCACACCATCAAGTTCTTTAGCAATTTCATTTATATCCTTTCCGCATTTATATCCTTCCTCATAAGCAGCGAGTAACCACTTATACATCAAGTCTTTTCTTTGTTGCGGATCTTCTGTTTCCACATCACCATAAAAATATTCACTCAAGAATGTATAGGGTGATACATTACTGTCTATCCAATTTAAGAAATGTTCCTCAATCATTCGGACAATCCAAGAAATACTTATATGTTGCTTGAGATGGTGCCGCATATCTCACGACCGCACATCCATTATAAGTGTCTATCACCTCAAAGTTAGTTTTGGGTTCTAATACTTCTGCCGGTTTATTTGGTCTCATCATATAAAATACTAGAAGAAGTGATAATACAACAACAGTAGTACCAAAAATTACTGGTCTATTCATCCCAAGGTGCTCTCCTTTCTAAAAGTTGTTTGAGTTTTTCGATTGATTTAGGGTCTGGTGGTTCGGCAAGTCTTTTTTGGATTTCATCATATGCCTCTTTTGAGATATAAATCGTCTCTGGTTTACATCCAAAGTATTTGAGGCATCTACGCTCATATCTCCACGATTTATAATCATACCATAAGGATACAAAAAAGTTTCTCATGGTTCTCTGGTATGCGAAAGATTATAGGGGTATTCATAGGAAATAAAGTCCATACTAAATGAGAACGACCAGATACTGAACCTTATAGTGAATAGTGTACCAGCAAACAACTCAAAAGTCAATCTCATACGAGGGTTCCAAGAGAAATATTCACTTGTATGTATTTCTACATCAAGAATATTAAAGTTCTTAAACTGACCTATGGTTGCGTAGGCGTCCCTCCCATAATCATAATCTGTATAAAAATCAAATAGTTTCATCGTTAAAAGAGAAGTATTCGTAGATTTCGGACATTACACACTCTTCAATATTGTCACAAATGGTTCCCTCATTTGGGTTCTCAATATGTTTATGTGCCCTGTTCCAACCACGTTTTACACCTGCGTTAATTGCCATTTCTAAAATGACAAGAGTTTTAGCTTTCATTCTTCATCCTCCTCATAAGGAAACATTTCATCATATGCTTCATCAGTAACGGCAAGATACTGAACGTCAGCATCCCGGTGCTCCTCCGCATACACTAACTGGTAGTGTGCGAAAGAAGCAAGGTCAGTACTGGCGTATTCTACCAGACCATCAACCAAACATAAGTAGTTCATACAACCTGCCAGTCACATTCCCAGTGACAATCTTCACTTATATTCACCCAGAAGAAGTATTTTTGATTTTGACTGGCAAGAAACAACATACCATCTCCTTTATCCTGTTCTACAATACAGACCGGATTATTTTCCATACTATTGGCAAGGCGATTTTTAGATTTGCTTGATTTAGGTTTTACAGTAACTTTGCGGGTCATTGGATTTTATTGTATGAATACATTATAAGGCAAAAACGGGGTCCTGTAAAGACCCCTTGTGCCAGTTTCTTAAGTGTCTTTATTTCCTTCCAGGTTTCCAATCATCACCAGGACATTCTATCACAAATTTACAATTTCCGAGACCATCATTCCACCATTTTTTACCTTTCATATTCTCACTTCTTTTTCTTTTAGTTTCATCTGAACAAGTTTTACCTTTATTCCCCTCACTTATTTTACTTCTGGTTTCTTCTGAAAGAGTTCTACCTATCTGCCATTGTCCCATTTTCCTTTTGGTTTCTTCTGAAACAATTTTACCTTTATTTGCCTTACTTTGTTTTCTTTTGGTTTCTTCTGAAGTAGTTCTACCTTTATTTGCCTCACCAATTTTCCTTCTGGTTTCTTCTGAATGAGTTTTACCATAATTATGATTATTTTCTCCTTTAAGTGCTTCACTTATTTTCCTTCTGGTTTCTTCTGAAACAATTTTACCTTTATGTACTTCACTTATTTTCCTTCTGGTTTCTTCGGAATGAGTTTTACCTTTATTTGCCTCACTCATTTTTGCCTTGGTCTCTTCTGAAATTGTTTTACCTTTATT